CAGGAAACATGAGCAGCTCACCACCAACACGGAACGGCTGATCAATCGGAACGACCTGTCCATCAGCCTCAGCGTGCGTAGTCCGCGTGCGCTCGTCCGCCGCTGCGACCCATTCCTTGCGCACGTCCAGCCCAGTCGCACGCGCCGCGCCATCAGCGCCATAGTTGGCTGCGCCGTGGGTCTCTGTCCGTGCTATCAATGCGCCACGCTGTCGGCTGATCAACGGGATGTTCCCAGAGATGCGCCGCGCGATCGCGTCAACACCCTCGCCTGCCTGCTGGCCGAGCTTGATCTGGTTGACGACCTGCTGGCGAGTGGTCTCGCTGACAGAGGTTATGCGCCTGCGGATCATCTCAAGCCCAAGGTATTCGGTGGCTAGACGCAAAAAGAACTCGCGGAATGACTTGGTCTCAAGAACCTTGCCCAAAGACTTCCCTTGATCAATGACACGCTCTCCGAGTGCCTCAATGGACAACGTGGCCATCTCCTGATACAAGCCAGCGACTGCCCGCTCATGCCATTCTGGCAGGTCTGGTGCGCGGCCTGTGGCTTTGAACTGATCGGCCATGGCAGTGGACGCGCGTGCGATCTCAGACGCAAGAACCCTGCGGAACTTTCGCTCAAGCACCAACAGAATGCGCTCCTGCCTGCGCTGCTCCCTGCGTGGGTCGCTATCAGTCAGTCTTTTTGCCATTGTATCCTGCGATCTTGGACAACAGGTCGTAATCCATCTTTAGCTCTTCGTCTTCCGCAGCCGCGTCGGGGTTGGGCGGTGATGCATCAGCAGGCGGTGCGGTGTCCAGCGGTGCGGTTGCGTCGCCCAAAGAGATCTGCCCCATGCCGACCAACAATACGTCGCCACCCTCGATCGGCTCGAACCCTTTTAGCTCACGCCGCTCGTTGATCGTCAGGTCATTGGACTTGTCGGCCATGTCCCAAAGGGTCATGCGCTTGTCGGCGATGGCTGGGATCTGGTCGAGGTCGGCACGCAGCTCTTGGTCACCGAAGAATGGCCCGAGCCACTTGTTCCAGTCGGCTGCAATGCGGTCGATCAGCGGCATCACTGTGTCTTCCCAGAACGCCAGCCGTGCCTCTGCGTAGTTGGAATAGGTGTTATCCCCAGGAATGCCCAGCAGCTGAGGCGGAACCCCAAAGGCCAAGCAGACGTCCCGCGCGGACGAATACTTGCTCTCGATAATGCCCATGTCGGTCGGGGAAAGGCCCATGGCCTGCCAGCTCAACCCACCCTCAAGCAGCATCGGTCGGCCAGCGTTTGAGGCTCCCTGATATTGCTCCTCGACCTGTGCCTTGAGCCGTGCGTAATTGTCGTCGGACAGCGATTCACCGTCCTTGGTGACCAGTGCGCCAGAGGGTCGTGCGCTGTTCTGCAACAGAGCCTGCATCCACTTCATCGACTCATTGTGCTGGTCGATTGCGAATGCGCCAGCCTCGATAGGTGCCATGCCATACCAATCGTTGATCGGATTGAACAGCTTTGTGTGCATGACGTCGGATTGCAGCGTGATAGCGTCAAGGTCCCAACGCACCTTGCGAGAGTTGAGCTCGTAGACGTAGGCAGCTGGGATTGAGTTGGTGGAAGGGATGATCTTCATGCGGTCGGGTCGCAGGTTGTAAAGCTCGCGCGGCTGTCCACCGACGACCACTCGCTCCTCGTAGCTGTTGCCGCTGATCATCAGGAACCCGACCTTTGCCATCAGGTATTCCTGATACGACTGCATGGGGTTGGGTCGCTTGATCAGGTCCAAAAACGGGGACTCTGTGAGCTCAGTTTCGCCGCGCCAAACAGTCCATTGCACAGAGCCGACGGCTTCAGCTATGCGGTTGATTGCTTGATAGGCCACCACGTTCTTGTTGTAGCCTTCGTCGGCGAATGACTTGTAGTCCCTCGGAGACCAAACAGGCTGGCCAGGATTCATGACCATGATCGCGCTGGTTGCGCTTTCTTTGGTCTCTGCACGTCGGAACAGCTTTGGTAGTTTCATTACAATGCCCTTATTTGTGGGCGCTGTGCGCCTTCGTGAAGGATGTCCATAATCGCGTCCATCGTTGGGTCTAGTTGGTCGTCGTGCGTCCCGTTGGGGAACGACGAGAACTCAGCAAGGTAGTCGCTCAGCCATGGTGCGTCGCTAGGCAAAGAGACATGCCCGCTCTCAACAAATGGTGCCGCATCATACGCGCGGGTCAGCTTGTCAATTGATCTCTGGATCGGGATCACAGGCATGCCCTCGCGCTTCAGCGTCTGGATCAAGCCTGTGCCAGATGCCTTGTCCTCAGGCTTCATGGCTCGCAGTGTGCCTTGGCCGACCACAGCCTTGTGCTTGTTCCAGAAAGCTCGTGCCTGCACCAACAGATCAGGAGCCTCCCACTTGCCGCGTATCTGATCAAGGAGGACCGCCTGACCATCGACCGAGCAACCCCAGCACTGAAACACAGACCAGTCATTCTGCTCCTTGGTCTTCAGTGCGGTGTCAGCATAGATGGTGCGCCACTTGATCCGTGGTGGGTGGGTGTGGAATTGCCACCACTCGTCCTTGAACACGCCGCCGCCAGAAGGTGCTGGGCGCTGCTGCATCTGACCAGCGTAGGCATAAGAGCCCATGTCACGCTTGTATGCCTCGACGACCTCAGCCGTGAAACGATTGGGCATCAACAACTCACCCTCGGTCTTGCGCGGGTCACGCCAGCCGATCTTGGTTGCCTTGGCGAGCTGTGGCTCGTATTCCATTGGGATGCGCAAATGCACGTAGTCGCTCTCGCTGGACAAGATCTCACCTGAAACATCGCCTTCGTGCAACCTCTGCATCACCACGATGATGACCGAATGCTCAGGGTCGTTGAGGCGAGTGGGCAAGGTCTCACGGAAAATGCGGATGGTCTTCGTTCGGTCGACGTCGGACAGTGCCTTCTCAGGTGTGTGCGGGTCGTCCCAGATCACGAAGTCGCCACGCCGCCCAGTCATGGAAGCAACCGCACTTGCCTGCCTGAATCCCTTGGCCTCGTTCTCAAAATAGAGCTTCTCATTCTGGTCGCCCATCAGCTTCAATGGCCAATGGCTCTGGAACCAATTGCTAGTTACGAGCTCTCTAACCTTGCGGCTGTCGCGGACAGCTAGGCCTTGATCGTGAGCAGCGCCGATGATGCGTGCACCAGGCCAATCGTGCGGACCCCACAACCAAGCAGGGAACATGACACCAGTCATCGTGGACTTGGATGTTCCTGGAGGGATGTTGATCAAAAGACGCTTGATCTGGCCAGTGGTGGTTGCCTCAAGGTGCTCGGCCATGGCCTCGATGTGCCAGTTGTGCACGTATCTCACAGGGTCAATGTGTGGCCATGCGCACTGGAGGAAGCCGCTGAGCGACCTCTTGCACAACTCACGCTCGACAGCGTTTATGTCAGCTGTCGTCAGATTGAGCATGGTTCCTCGCAGCTAAAATCTCTTTCAATGCGCTCGTGCTTAGCTTCTCAGTGTCGATGGTCGTTGTCTGGATTGGCCCACCGTCGCGGCCTGTGAGCTCTGACTTTTCGGCCAGACCCAGATCGCGTGCTATCAAATTCGCATTGAACTGGCCTGACGCAGCGCCTGTGAACTTCTGCATGTAGATGACATGTTCCGCCCAGCCAATAGTCGCTGATAAATCTGGCCTCGTTTGTCGCCAAACTCGCCATGTGCTTTCGTTCACGCCGATGAAATTACACATTCCTCTGATGATCATAGGCACTGGGTGCGCCTTTTTTTCCTTGGTGGTGACACCTTGAAAATTGACCAAGACCTCTTCCTCAACGAAATTCTGCTCGCACCAATCAAAGTATCCGCCACATGCGTTGGCAAGGTCTTCTGAATTGTCGTAGGTTTGCGGACGCCCACGAGCAGCATTCCGGACGTGCTCTTTCGACTGTTTCCAAAAGCTGGGGATCATCGGTTGCATGGGCTGAGGCTCTCACATAATTGCGCGGGTTGCCTCATTATCGCTGAAAGCACCAAAAAAGGAAAGCTCATTGTGACAGCACGTGGATCAAAGCCCTGAATGGGGTATCCACAACGACGAATTCATCCTCAGAGAACACCACCTTGCCTGACCACCAAGCCTCGTTCCGCACCACAGCAATGCGCCAGCTCTTGCCGTCTCGCAGCCCTGCCGCAAGGCAGCAAGCTCCGCCGTGCGCCGCGAACTTGCGCGACCAACGTATCTGTGCGGGTCTGATATCGCTCACCTTCAACTCACCTGCGACCAGCTCAGCAGTCTTTATCTCAATCGGCACCAGCAGCTTGCTGATCAACAAAAACACATCAGGGATGCCCGTCTTGGTCCCAAAGCTAGGGTGGATGTTCTCAGCCCACCTGCCCGACTTCTCCCACTCCCGCACGAACCACTGCTGAAACTGCCTCTCTTCGCTCGCCATGGCTAAGTCCTTGTTTTCGCTACAGGCTTTTTTTCGGACGTTTTTCTCATTTTATAACTCCTTGATATCATTAAATACCCACTTTCCATTTTCCGCTTTTACCATCAATACCCCAAACCCTTCTCATATACTCTCTTCTTCTCTTTCTTCTCAGAGTCTTCAGAATTGTAAGGAAAATGGAAAGTGGTAAGTGGGAAAACAAGGACTTAACTTTTTGGGCTGTTTTTGGCCCCAGCGGCCACCGACCATCATGTTTGATCCAGCAAGCAGTTTAACGTCATACTCAGGACGCAGCGACCCAGGATCAGGGAGGAAGATTAACCCAGCCACTGTGCGGTCGTTTTCGGGCACCTGTCAGCCCAGCCACGCACCGCTTGGCACCTCAACTGTAGCTCTTTTTGTCCATTTCACAAACCCTCATGATATAGCCTTCGATCACGAACTTAGACAGCGCATTAACCTCGCCACTCGAATCAACACTTATCAGCCCATGCAGCTCGTTCCCATCGGACAGGATCACACGCGCCGTGCGCCCATCAGTTTCGATCTTCGCAACATGCACCACAGCCATCACATCGCCCCTTCCATAACATCGCTAGGTTTTACGACCATGTCTTTGATCAGCTCAAGGTTGTTCCCGTCCAGTGGCCCAGCCAGCTTTTGCATCGCCGCTGTGTTAGCGATCACGTATTGCAGTCGGTTGCTCACGAAGATGCGTCCTTTTGAAGGGTTCATCCCACACTCCTTCATCACCTTCCGCAAGTCATACGGACTATCATACATCCGCCCTTGGATCTGGGTGCGCGCCCACATCTCAATCT